TTTGTCTCCGCAGAGACGATCATTGCCGGTATATTCAAAGCCATAGAACTCTGCAAAGCGAACCGCGTTTGGCCATCCCTCATAAATCGCCGTCAACGCACCGGCCGGAATTTCCTCTCGCAACGCACGAAAGTCAATCAGGTCACGAAGCGTTACGCCCTTTGCGAGCGCGAACCAGAACCAGGGCGGCGTCACATAGTTGTGATAGATTAACCCAGCTATGGCAACACGCCCAACCTGGTAGGCGAAGTCACTCTGCGCGACGAGCCCAGCCCCAGCAACAATGATCTCCTGCTCTGCAATCTCGTTCCATTCAAGGTCTGGCAGCTGTTTAATCGGGCTCATCACCAACCTCCGTATCTTGAACGAGTGATAGCAGCGTGACCGGCAGCGGGTCATCGAGTTCGAAGTACGTGAACGCCTCCTCACCCCAGGTTGTACCAATTGACTGGTGATGAACCCCGTCCTGCAGTGCGGTCGGCCTGCCCCACATCTCTGTAGTACGCTCCTTCATCGCGTAGAGGTTGTCGTAACTCTCGCCCATCTTAAGCCCGCGGCTGTTGATAAGGCGCGGTGAGACTGCAACTATTCGCTTTCGCTTACCCTCAATACCAGCGTCCGGCACAATCAGCGGGAGCGTCTTAGCGCGACACTTAAGAGGGAGTCCAACGATAGCTCGTGTTACACCGTTAGAAAGAGTGACAGCAGCATTTACCACTGTTTGCCGCGGCATCACATTGCCGTCACCGAGAATAGCTACTTCCTCGCCTTCAAGATGTCCAAGCCCACTAAGCGTTGTTACAGGAGCGTCCAACGTCCAGTCACTTTCAGGATAGGTGAACGCCCGCTCTGTCTGTGGAACCCAATTGTCTGGTTCAGCCCATAACGTCAGCACAACCTCTGTAGAGCTCGTTACGATGTCAACCCTGAAGATACCGTTTGCTGCGCGCAGCACACGACCTGCGGTGCCGATAAAGGAACCCGCCGTTCTCACTGCCGTATAAACATCGTCGTCACGGTAAATCGTAACTGAGCCAGACTGCGCAGTGCCCTCCAACGACAGCCCGCAATCAACGCACCAGGCGTCCTCCACATTTCTGAACTGTCGCAGGTCCATGCGCTCAATGTGCTTACTCCAGCGTCCATTAATGAAGCGCTCAACGGTCAAATATACAACGTCGCTGTTACCCTCACGTACCACAACCAGGTCCGTAAACTTTCCTCTAGTATCACGAGGCGTCCATGCAAATACCTCCTCTTCACTAACAATGGTGAAGGCAAGCATCACACCATCAGCGCGTACGCACCAGACAGTCTTGAACGGACTTTCTTGATAACCCCACCTGATGATTTCCTTACCCGAGCCGAACAAATGATTGGCGAGAATGCTTCGGTCCGTACCGCTGTAGACACGAGCAACCTCATTATACTCGAGCATCCGAACAGCATAACCTTTGCCCTCTGTGTAGAGGAGGCCGCTCCCGACACGAAGTGGAACAAGGCCACTAACGCCGGTGTATGTCTGAGGATCAGCGAGCGCATTCGACGGTGTTAACGCCTTATCGCTCGAACCACCGTTAAGCAGCCAAATAGCCTCCTGTGTCATCGCAAGTAGACCACCACGAGTCGTGAATAGATGCTTGATTGGCGCGATGGCTGCCGTGTCGAGTCCCATTTCATAAGAGTCACTGTCGAGGACAAGATCACTGTAGTTGAAGTTCTTGAACCGCTTGTACTGACTACCCCACACAGTGATGGGCTCGCTTTCGCTAGCCGCGAACACCTGACGCTGCTGGAAAATCGCGCTGAGCGCCGGGTAAGTGCCGGTCAGAGGGCGCGCCTCAGCAGTTGCTGTCGCACCGGCACCCGCACCAGCAAAGGATATTGTCACCGGCTCGACATAACCGGAGCCCCCATTCTTGACAATCACATTTACAATGTTGCCAGAGTCGTTAACTATCACCTGCCCCACGAAGCCAGTGCCGGTAGCGCCGGCGCCCGTCGCGCTCACTGTACTCGCATATGTGTAGCCAGACCCATCAGCCGTAATTGTGATTGAAGTTATTGCACCAGGCTCGAAGGGATCATAAATTGTGGGAGGGACCCGACCGAAGTCAGGGATGGTGTTCGGGTCGGTGAATTTTGTACCTCGAGTGCGGCCAACGTAGCCGAGTTCCGAGCCGAAGGACAGGTCCTCTCCGACACTGACAATCGAACGATAGACGTTGTAGTATTCTGCGTCAGTCTCCGCCGCCCACAGGATGCTAACGCTACCCTCGGCGACAGGGTAGTTGACCATGTTGGATATTTTGACGAGATTACCAAGGGCGCTCTCGGTCCCATCAGATAGAACTTTCGTTACAGAGAAGATAGTCTCTGCATTACCTGCTGCGCTTACGGAAGAGTTCGTAATCTCCGGGCCTTCAGCGTAAGGGCTGATGTCCGCAACGTCGATTGACCAACTTGCGTGATCTGCGCGAACGAGATCACGAACGGCGAAATCTCGAGAGGTAATCCGAAGCCGGTCTCGGTACTGATCAAACGACAGGCCTTCGAGATGTTCCGCCCCATAAGGGGATGTAATCTCATATACCGGCTCGATGATCCCGCCCGAGGCATACGCCGTCATGCCTGAGGTGTCCACAGGTAGGCCGTCCGGCACGGAATAAAGCTGGAAGGTATTGGCTGCAGGAGAGCGCACCTCGAATGTTTTCCCGTTCAGCTGGGTCATACCTACAACGCCACTGATTTTCACCCATCGGCCAGCTGCTAGCCCGTGTGCGATCGAGGTAAGAACGCCGGTTGGTGCCTGCGTCACGCCCGTCACGGGGTTAGAGTCTTCGAGAACGTAATACCCTCCTTGGAGGAACCGAATGTAATCATCGCCAAAGAGGATAATGTACGTGTCTTCATCCTCGGGCGCGAACGAAAAGGGCACCTTCCGCGTGACAAGCTGGTCCTTATACACATGCTCCATAAACTTAGTGCCGGGTACGGAGGACAGACCACCTCGGTAATCAACGAAGAAGTTCCGCGCCTCTGCCATACCAAGATCGAACTTGGTAAGGTCAGTACGCCCGAACAGCGTCGGAGATATTTCCCCGGCGATGAAGGCAAATTTGACGATATCTGCGGTCACTCAGGCTTTCATCCATTTATTGATGCTGCGAAAGAACTATAAATCAGCGCTGTCGCAGCATCTTTTTGTTATAGCCGATAATTGGCGACAGTGGCACCACTTTTATTCATTACGAAGATTGCAGCCTCGTAGCCACTATTCACTCGAGGGTATGAAGGATTACGAAACGGATAATGAACGCCATTAAAATCCTGTCCGACGACGCCTTCAATCACAACTCCAGGCTGCGTGTGGTCCTCCTTCTTTCGAAGGACGCGTACACTAGCTGCGTTAAACAGCACTTCATTTCCGTTGTCATCAACATGCTTCACAGTAAACATTCTTCGTCTCCTTCTTCTACTGTGCCACTAATACGGGCGGCTCCGTTTCCGCTCACGCGAAACTCGTCTAACCTATTACTGTTGCAGAGAGCAGGCTTCCATAGGGATGGAAGTAGCGGATCGAGGCGGAATGATTGAAGCCACGCGCTACGATCCAGTCCGGAATGGACTCATAAGACTCGTTGTTGGAATTAGCTGCGGCGACCCTCGCGGATAGAATTAGCTCGTTAGCCTTGTCGGCGAGCACCTTGGCGCGGGAAGTCTTTCCAGAGAGGGGCATACATATATGCGCGGCGAGCGCATACACTATCGCCATCTGCAATCCAGAGTCCCAAAGCGCAACATTCTCAAGCCGACTGGTATAGGCGAGAATTGCGCTTGGGGTGTTGCTGTGGAGAGCGCGCTGGCCGTTGTAGCTTGTGAATAGGAAACGACTGAAGTCGCTCATGTAGCGCGGCCGCAGGGCGTCGCTCGGCATTGCGTAGACGTATGAATAGCCGGTCCGCGGCTCGGTCTCAAGCCACGCATCCTCATCATCAACAGTTGCGAGCAGGGCAGGGTACGTGATCTTAGTAGCTTCCGGCCAAGGCGCCGCTGACAGTACTTGATCCCGTACAGGACTGTACCACAGACGACAGACCTCAGCTGGTCGTGATTGTTCGGTCGGTGACGATATGTTGCTCCGCTCCCCAACTGCGTTGAGGGCCAGGTTGTAGACCTGTACTTCGCTCGATACCGCCACCGACCGGTCTCCTTACTTCTTTTTGTCAGTCGCCGCCGCCGGAAGTGGGCCACTCTTACGAGGAACCGCCCCAACGTCAACGCCCTGCTCGTCCGCACCACGTTCGGCTGCAGCGACAGATTGTGAAGGCTGTTCATGACCCTTGTTATTGAGGGCACCTCCAACCTCCTTAGTATCATCGTCTACGAGCGTCGGAACAACCAGCTTCGTACCGTTAGCGGTGTCCTGCTCCACTGCGACAGTG